TCAAAGGATCCACAACATCATCAAATGGAGATGGAGACAAATTAGGATTATGGTCCCAAAGATGCATAGCAGTAGATTCAACGCGCACCTCGATATTAGGGTAAGCTCTTTTGAAGTCCCTTATAGCACACGTGAACATAAGTATATCGCCGATAGCCTGACGATTATGGAAGACAATTTTGGATGGAAGTTTTACTTTCTCTTCCACCTCTTCGGTAGTACATCCCGGTGCTTTGGGAGAGTAGTTCATCGTGCTAAGTAGATCTTCGGCAATAGTCGCCATATCATTATCGTTACCCGGCACATGGTGATGTACATGGCCATCCGAGAAGAGTATAGAGATGTTAGCTGCTACTGGCTCTCTATCCTCTATATCCGGAACGCCGGACATCTCACTACCCATCCGCCGGAGAAAATGATCCAAAGGTTTGGCCTTCATTGCTCTCTTCTCGCCCAACTGCTTTACGTTGTTTTTCATGTATCCTCTCTTCTCTTTAGTTATCCAGCTGGAAGATGGTGCCCACTTCATCTACCCAACTGACGGTTGGAGCTATTACTTTCTTGAATCCGGCGAGAGCCTTTTTAAATCGGAGTACATTGAATATCATACACTTAACAGTACTCTCGATGGAAGAAGTACTCTCATAGCCATTTCTCTTAAGCCACTTACACTCCGGCTCATAGAGATGTTCCTCTTTCTCTACTCTCGGATTGGCATACCTTATGATAGAAGCCTCTTCTCCGGTGACTTCTCGGTAAGCATCCGACACGATCTGAGCCAGTTGATGAATTTGGTAGTACTCGTGAAATTGATTGATCTCGTGATATCCGCCGGGATGGTTGGAATCCATGACGATCTTTAGACAGTTGATGGAGTCTTGGAGCGGAAGTAGAGAGCGAGTCTGAGTGCCTTGTCCGTATATCGGAAGAGGCTCACCCAAGACCGCCGCAACTACAAACCGATTTACTACCGTTCCAAAGCAATCGTCAAAGTCTAATCTCGTGCGGAGTAGTTCATCCTCTGCGGTGGCTTCTACTCCCGTTCCATATACTATCCCTTGCATTATATCGGTTACTCGCAAACCCCAGTGATTACAGGCCATGCGGAGGTTATGAGTAGAATGGACTTTGGTTTGGTGGTACCAACTTCCGGCATTGCGAGGAAATGGCATCATAGTACTATGACCACCTACGTTTACTTCGCATCTTCCTTCCGGTATAGGAACATCAGGCGTTCCATACTCTCCCATAGTCCCGATAGTAATAAGATGAGCGAGAGGAGCGGCCTCTTTCATCGCATAGATAACATTAAGAGTACTATCGACATTATTATGGTGCGTCTCTATGCATTTTCTTCTACTCTTCATAGAGAACGGAGCGGAAGGCTGCTGAGCAAGATGGAAGATTACTTCCGGCTTGAAACTTCTTATCAACTTCTTGAGTCGCTTGTAATTAGCGGATATGTCAAAGTCTTCCATCGTTACCGGCTGGAGAAGTAAAGAGCGGAGTTCATTTATCTTCTTTACTCGATCTTCCAAAGGGACAATAGGGATAGCCGACATCGAGCCCATTTCCTCTACATTCTTTCTCCTGAGCCGGTTGTCTACTCCTTTGATTTGGTGGCCTTCTCTCGCTAAAGTACATGCCAGAGGCCAGCCAATGTAGCCATCCATCCCCAGTATCAGTACCTTCATGCTACAATCCTCTCTACTTCTTGGTAATAGGCGTCACCCATCATTTCTATCGAGTGAGTGGCGTCATAGTAGTTCTTCGCCTTGTTCCTTATGAGCTCATACTTTCTCTCGTCTTGGGTTATCTCTATCAACTTCTCCCTATTTGTTATGATATAATCTTCGGCGTTCTCTATGTAGGGCATATACATAGGGACACCAGCGCCAAAGGCTTCATACGGGAAGTTCGAGAGGATAGCCGGTTTCATAGGAGAGTAGCCGATGAGAGCCGGTGATAAACTCTCTATCACTGCTACTCTACCGATAAGCATCTCGTGGTGAAATCTTCTTCCATATCTCGCCTTAAGCCTCTTCAAAATCGCTTCGCTCGAAGGCCCAGAAGGATAGCCGTTCACGACAAACTTCTCTACTACTCTTTCTTCAAGTAGCCAGCAGATGTCGCCATACATAGCTTCTTCATTTTTAAAGTCCGGATTGATTGAGCCTTGATAGATGCCCATCGGTGCCATCTTCTTCTTTCCAAAGCCAATAGATTGAAGCTCGATATCTCGAAAGCACCCACCAAAGGGTAAGTACTTCACACCAATAGCCTTCTCGTTGTACTTGTCTTGAGGAGCCCAAGAGATAATAAGATCAGTAGTGGATTGGATCTCTTTCCACCGGTCGGTAATCGCTCCGGCCGCATAGCCGGAGGTCCGGAAGGCTTGCTCGCACACGAGAATATGTTTAGCGCCGATCTTCTTCGCAATGTCTGTCCCGATATACCAATTGGCCTGATGGAAAGTCCAAACGGCATCGAACTTCTCCTCATTCAAAACTTCGGACCAGATCTGAAAGATGTCTTCTTTCAACTTCGCCTTAAAAGTAGTAATATCAGGATACATCCGGAAGTACTCTATTCCATCATAGCTTTCTCTCTTAGGGTACATCTTTCCGCCTCTCGGTGCCCATGCGCGCTGCGCCGATATTACCTTAAATTGGCAACCGAGGAAAGCCATTTCTTCTAATAGTCGATGGGCCCATGAATACTCTTCTGCCATGCCCCAATTGAGTACGAGTATTTTGATCAATTACCTCTCCTCTCTAAACTCGTCAGCGTGAATTCTGTTTACTTCCCGGCCTATCAAATACATAAGCTCCTGCCTACTCGTGACCTCTTCTCTTCTATCCTTACCAATAGCCAAAGCCAGCCATCCCGGCTCATTCCATTGGTTCGGGAGTTCATCGTGATACCGATGGAGGAAGAGCCTCACAGAGTCCTCTATGAATGAACTTCCCTTCCTTATCCTCTCTTCTTCGTCGTATTTATTGATTGTTCTTCCCGGCTTCATTTTCATATGGAGGAAAGTCACAGATGGAGTATTTAGAAAAATATACCCGGCCTTCTTGACTCTCATACACCAGTCATAATCCTCTACTCCATAGACATACTTCTCATCAAAAGAGAACTCCTCAAACAAAGCTCTCCTTACAAGTAAAGCTCCGCCGGGTAAGAAGTCGCAGCGTCTATGCTTTCGGTCCTTTACTTCCTTCATTCTACCATCTTCTATGACCGTAGCTACAAACCTCACTACATCTCCTCTTGGAGTCTTGTCGACAATTACCGGAGAAGTAGCCACGGCATTGGTTTCATCAAGAGTAGAGAGAAGACCGGCCATCCATCCTTCCGGCAGCACCATATCGTTATCGAGAAAGAGAATGTTTTCTCCATTCGCCTGTAAAGCGCCCATATTCCTTCCGGCCGCAACCATAATATTCTTTTCATTATAGAACACCCTGAGCTTCGGCTTCTCGTAAAACAACAACTTGGCACTCTCTTCTCCATTAGATCCATTGTCTACCACAATGACTTCTATGAGGTCCATGTCAGAAGTTCTATAGATAGACTCCAAACATCTTATCGTGGAATCTGAATCGTTATGAGTCAAGATGACTATCGAAACCAAAGGAGACTTTCTTCTCTCGGCCCATTTCATAATGAAGTATTCTCTGTTTCTCTTCCATACTTCTTGAGAGTCGAAAGTCTTCTGGGTATGATTCGTTGCGTGACCTACATGTTTTATGCCGGCATCCTCTACCAAGCCAACAGTATATCCTCTTTCAGCGGCCGTTAGGCAGAGGTCCGGATCTTCAAACCAAGCCGGAGAATATGTCTCATCGAACTTCTCCAAATCCAAAAGCATTTCTCTCTTCGCTAACATTCCGCCGGCACCGACATAGTTAAGCATACCTACTCGGTGATGAGGATAGGCGAGACCGTTATCATCTATCCACCATCCTTCTACTCCGACAATGTCACCTTCTCCTCTCTTTAATTCATCGAGAGTATAATAGGAGATAAATTGATCGTTGTCGAGAAAGAGTACAAACCGGCCTTTGGCGAGTTCTATGCCTAAGTTTCGAGCGGAGACGCAACCGGTGTTAGAGCTCAGCCGGTAGTACTCTATGGATTCCATTCTTGAGAAGTACTCTTGCGTTCCATCAGTCGAGCCGTTATCTATCAATATCACTTCATCAGAGAACTTCTTGGCCTCTAAGATGTTTGATATACACTGCTTCGTGTAGGCTATCTGATTATGACATACAACGACTATAGAGAGGAGAGGGACACTGACCACTTTGTCTACTTGGAGTAGAACTTCGGATGGAGGTGAGTTCATCCTACATGGAAGGGAGCAGTCAGTGTCCCTCAGCTTCAACTCCGGATCACAAGGAAACTCATACCAACAAGGCCGACCGAGCGGACAAGGAGGTGAACCGCCTTGGATGACCTTTACTTCTTCATAGCCTCGGGTGCGAATGAGGCCATCGGTATGAGTAAACCACCAGAGTGTTGGGACACGGAGAGAAGCGGCCATGTGCGATAATCCCGTGTCAGGGCCCACGAAGATATCGCATCGGCTTATGATTGTAAGAACTTCTCGGAGAGGTAGCCGGGAGAAGACATAAACATTATCGTGCTTGAAATCATATTCTCCTGAATTATCGAAGAAGAGTATCATAGCATTGGAGTAGTTTACAGATAACATATCTATCAACTCTTCCGCATATGGATAACTTCTAACGGCCGCAGACGAATCGACGCAAACGCCTATCAGGAGTCTATCATTTTCGACCCTGCTGCGCTTCGTGAGAGACGAATGCAAAGACGTTTGGCCGAGATCTATATAGAGGCCGCTGTAGATCTCTTCCCGGCTTAAAAATAGCTTTGGCCTCGGAACATCTTTAGGCTCAAATCCAAGTACTTTCGCGAAGATCTCCGTGCGATTCAAATCCACCGCCGGCATTGTTCTTCCTTCGTACTCGATACATTTTCTCGTCATATCATAGACTACATGATATTCAGCGTGGTCGGCCTCTCCAAGAGGTATTAGCTTGTTTATGAAAGGACAATTCTCTAACAAAGGCAAATACTCTTTCGGGCACGAGTAGTCTATTTGATAGTTGGGGTATCTTCTCTTGGCCGCTTCAAGAGAAGGGATAGTCATGATTATATCGCCGATGCCGCCTTTGCTCCTGAAGCAGAGTACTTTCACCTGAGAGAGAATAGATACATAGGCTCCAAGGTAAACATCGTTGAATCCTTTGATCCGGTAGATGACTTCTCCGGTCTCCGGAAGTAGAGCTTGGCGGGTGACGACTTTCGGCGAATTATCGAGATGTCTTATGGTAGGCTTATGAGAGGTGCGGACGGTCCTGCCCCTGAAGGAGAGGACAAGACCGGCCTTTTGGAACGGTTGGATATCATACTCGCAGACTACATCGAACTCATCTTTGAAGTCGAGTAGCCTTTTATAGAAGGAGATTGAAGGAAGATAAGTCCACTCGCCGGGAGTAAACTTAACAACTTCTCCTCCAAACTTAACGCTGCGCGCCTTCTCTCCCTTTAACCGTGCCTTCATTACTTCTCCCGTAGCAATATGTTTGGAAGTGGCCCGTGGAGGAGAGAGGATTTGACCTCCACGAGCCTTGCTACTCCTTTGGCAGAGGAAGAGTCCGGGCGCAGACTCAAAAGGAGCAACAAACTTATTCTTTGGACTTCTCTTTCGGCATAGCCTTCGGGACCAGCTTTGGCTTTACTTTCGCCTTGGGCTTGGCCTTCGGCTTTTGTACTTTCGGCTCTTCGAGTTCCAGAATTCTCTTCGATATCTCGCCGGGTGTAGCCTTTATCTTTTCAGAGAGAACCAAAGCACGAATGATAGACTCCAGTGCTTCTTCTCCCATGTTATTTATAAGTGCCTCGATAGTCAGCGCCGGGAGTACTGATGAAGCATCTTCTTTCAGCCTCTCTTGGTAGCCTTCAAGGAAGAGTTCAATACATCTCTTGACTTCTCCTAAGTTATCGAGTACTACGGTTTCAACTGCGAAGCTATGAGACATCATTGCCATAATGTTCTTCGCTACTTTAGTTGGAATATCTTTTCCAATCTCAAGGGACATTCCTTGATATACTTTCAACTTGCGCCACTGAGAGAGCGGATGCTCTTGCCTTATAATTACTTCTCCGCTTTCCATCGGGCCGGTATACTTCAGAATCTGAACCTCCATGGGTTCTCCTTTTGTCTTGCTTGTTAAGAGCCGGGAGAAGAGCCATGACCTCTCCCGGCTATGTTATATTATACTACCAATTAAGTTCCTTGCGGAACAGCAGAAGAGAGGATATGAACGAGAGAATTGGCAGAGAGTACTTTATCCTGCCAAGCCGCACGGACACCAATACCATGCTCGAACTCGTAATCATCTACCTGCTCGCTCCAAACGATATCCTCATTCATACCTCGGCAGATAGCCTCCTGACCAACCATAACGGCTCTCGCAACGGGTACTGCCGGAGAGTTCGCGTTATTGGCGGAAGTACACTGGGTGGTCTGGTGAACGATGACACCGTCTACTTCTCCCAAAGCGCCGGTAAAGAGAGGATTGTCCTGACCTCTCTCCGAAGCCGACTGGTGGTTAGTGATCCACTCGGAGTCCGCTTTCAGGGAGTATGCCTGCCACGGATTGATGAAGAGAAGATAGTAGCCTTCACCGGCCGGCATACCGGGCACGGAGATCTTCATAACATTTTTACTTTCGAGAAGTGCGGCACCTTTCCGGATCTCCGCCACGCCGAAAGTATCCGAGGCCACGAGATCATCGAGAGTAGTTCCAGCACCTGCGAACACTTGATCAATGGTAACATTCTCAAAGCCACAAGCAATGGTAGTTCTCGCAGCGGTCCATGCGCTGGAGTCGAATTTGCCGGCCATCCAGTAGGCCAAAGCTCTCTGGGCCTTTACTCGGAAGTCGTGCATGATCTGCTTGGAAGCCTTCGCGGTATCGGAGACGGCATGCCGATTCCAGTCAGGAGTCAGCGTCACTTCGGCCGTGCTCAACTTCTCTTCATTTCCACGAAGTCGAGACTCTCCGGTTACTCCGGCGCCAGTCAGATGGGCCAGCTGAGAGATATGGATCACGTCTCCCGGCTGAGTAAGAAGTTCGGACTTGATGATGAAAGGCATGCCTGAGCCTTCCGGTCCACTGAACCTCTCCCAAAAGTGCATAGCTCTCGCCTCTTCGTATACTTTACGAGACCAAATCTCAGGGATCCAGTGAGCGAGATCGGTTGCGGTATTACTATTCATTGTTACTTCAGTTGCCATTTTCTACCTCCTATAGTTCGCCCAAAGGAGAAGTACTACCCAGCTTGCTGAAGCTGTTGACTCATGGCAATAAGTTCATCGAGCCTCGTCATTTGCTCTGGAGTGAGTCTCGCCTTATTCGCTAACAGGCTTTGAATCTCGTCTCCAATAGGAGTACTCGTTGTTTTGCTCTGAGGTCCAGCTCCTGGCACGGATGGTTTTTCTCCAACCTTTGGTGCGGTTTCGATAAATTTCATTACATCATAGATGACTTCGTCATTGTTCTTCTCGAAGACTCCGTCACCATCCATTTGGGTAAGGGATGCGATCAAGCCATCTCGTTCAAAATCAGAGGAGAACTTTGCCCCCTGTTGCTCTACCAGACGCTCAATCATGGTTTCGCGGTTTTGCTTCGTCACCCGTAGGTTCGCTTTGGCAGCGGCTTCGTTGGACTTGTTTACCTGATTTTGAAGTTCTCCAATCTGACTTGTAAGTTCTTCGATCTTCTTGGAGGCATTCTCAAGGTCACTTCGCTCTTTCGCCTTCTCCTCTTCGGTCTTGGCGTCTACTTCCTTCAGACGCGATGTAGCATCCGTTAGAGCTTTGGTAGCCTCTTTCAGCTGCTCTTCCGTTTTGGATATCCGGTCGGCGAGCTTCTTGTTCTCTATGCGGCGCTGGGCATTTTCATCCTTCAGCTTATCCACATACTTCAGAGTCTTGTCCATATCCGGAGTACTACTCTTGGTTGGATCGTCGTCATCGACAGAGCCACCTTTATTTTTATCATCATCTCCGGTCTTCTTCTTCTCGTCATCGATCAGAGCCTTTGCCTTAGCAGCTGCGGCCTCGATCTCTTCGGTAGTCATCTGCCGATTGGATCCACCGTCTCCACCGCTTTTGTTATCGCCATTACTTCCTTTATTCTCGTCAGCCATCTATCTTCTCCTTCATCAATCGGGAGTCTTAAAGTTTTTAAGGGTCATCCCTTCTAAGTTGTTATGGGAGTTCATCTCCCCAAAGCTCTTCGCCAGTGTCGCTGGTGAACTGCGTGAACTACTCTTTACTTCTTCTTTGTATCCTCCTTTCATATATACAAACGCCCATGGGGTATTACCGCTTTTTCAAAGCACGCCTCTTGGGTGCTGCTTTCTTCTTCGCGGTAGGTCTTCTCTTTGGAGCGGCCTTCTTGACAGTCTTCTTCGCCACGCTAACGTACTTGTTGGCTTGGTTAACTGCCGCCTGAGCCATCTTCTGAGCTTCTTTCTTAGCGGCCGCCAATCTATTCTTATCAGCTAAGATCTCTTCGGCCGCTGCGAGGGCATGAGCATCATCTTGGGCTCTCCATCTCTTCTCCTCCGCCGTCATCTTATTTCTGGGAGCCATGCTTACCTCCGTTGGTGGTAACATCTTTTTTCTCTTTTATCTTCTTTTTGGTTTTAGCCAAATACTTATACCCGGCTTGCTTCTTGTACTTCCTGCCTCTTACATCTCGCTCTCTTGCTTCTGGAGACTTAAGGCGGATAACTAATTCAGTCACCTTCGGCCACCCGTTCTACTTCTTGCCGCTCTTCTCTTGTCGGTAGCCATCCTTTTGGTTTTTCTCGCCTTCTTCTTTTTAGATGACTTCTTCATCAAGGCGCTATAACCGGGATGATGCCCATACTTCTTTACCCATTCTCTCCAAACCTTGGGCGATCTAATCTTCATCGCCATCTCTTGCTTCGCGGACTTAAATGGCATTAGAACTTCTCCTCTCTGAAGTCTGGTACACTCATGCCTTCAGCCACGGCCAACTTCTCTTCTATGTCAGCGTACATCTTCGTGCCTGAGGCTCTCTCCGGATCTTTCGGAACAATTAGAGTTTCTCCTCTGTACCAACTACTCTTCTGCCTCGGTGCCTCTATGAGATCCACGATAAGTCTCTGCCTTACTTCTTCTATCTCCTTGTTGATGCCTTGGTTAAGTTCTACCCATTCCTTCCTTGTGTAAGCCAAATCGCAGCGGCATATATATCGAGGAGGAAAGCCATAGTCAGTGCCCATCGTGGCTTCGGGTATTACTCCTGCGAGGCAAGCACTTATACACTCCGGCTTCGTTCTCATATCCATCGGATTAACATTCCAACAGTAAGTATAGCCGGAGACTTTCGCTTGCTCTTGAACATAGGCAATTCTCTCTCGGATGGCCGCTTTGCTCGCCTCTATTTCAGCCATCGCATCGAGAGAACTTCCAATCTTGAGTTTCTTATCATCCGTCAACCATGCCTCTGAGAGAAGTACTTTTGGTTGACTTTGAGTAATCGCGATGAAGAAAGTATCATAGACATAGTTCTTCCATTTCTGAACTATCGCCTCTATGTTTCTATACATGTTCTCGTTAATGGCGTTCATAAGATCGACCGTGCCTTGACTCGGCGTGGCCCGGTCCTCATCTATATTCACCTTTGAGAGAACATCTTCCAGCTTCTTCTCTTTCCTTCTTAGCGCCTCTGCTAAGTCCATCCGGAAGGCTTCGTATGTCTGCCGGTAGCTGACCCGGTAGAAGTTCAAAATGCTCTCGAAGTCTATGGAGTGTTCTGATAAGAGAAGAAGATTATCTTGCGAAGGCCGGATGAGCTTACCATCCACGAGAAGATTATTTGTTAGAGTAGTATAGCTCATGAGCGCCATCCTTCTTGTATCGGAATGGAGCTTGCGTAGTTCCATGATGAGCCTATTATGAAGCCGGTCTCCTTCTCTCTTAGAGTTGAAGGCCGCTCTAACAAACTCTTTTGCTATCTTCTCCCAAGTCGCCATCTTTACTCTTCTGATTTATCTGTAGCCGGAGGAGGTGTAGGAGTCTTTATGTCAGTATCATCTTTATTTTTATTTTGTTCCTGCTCCCTCTCTCCGGCTAAGATATTCTCCAGAGCGGCCGACTGACCGGTAACATCTACTATGCCGGCAGCGGTGACGCCCAACTTCATATTCTCTTCTTTGTTCCTTAACAACTCTTCCAAAGCCTCATCTCTCGTCAATCCCGGCTTCGCTCTCAGTACGATGTCAACTGGAGTTATGATATTATACCTGAGATCGAATTGGTCTTGAATCAGTTGCTCTTGTGGACTTAGGCCGGGCACGGTAGAAGAGAACTCGACAGTTGGAAGACCATCTACCAAGTACTTATCGCCGGGATTACTTCCTTTGTGTATCGCATCGATATGCATCGTCATCGCTGCGAGGTTGGCGTATGCCGGCCCATAGCTGACTCTTCTATTCTCCCAAACTTCCTCTATTGGTATTCTCTTTATCTTAAGAGCATATCCAGACTGGGGCGCACCCTTCGAGCCTTGAGAGGAGAACACCGAAGATGGAACACGAGAGAAGTCTTGGAGATCTTCCTTGAGAGACATAAGGACTTTCCTGACCTCTTCGATCTTAGCCGAAGGAGTAACATATTTGACTTCGGCCTTGTCGGTCTCCGGAAGTTTCAAATATCTCGTCGGCGCTACTTCTACTTTGATTTCATTCTCTGATTGAATTACCAAAATAGAGAAGCTCTGGAAAGTACTTATTCTCGTTAGAGCAGTCCAAAGGTTGTTGTATACTTCGTTAATGGTAACGAGATCTCTACACGCTCCTTTACCATAGAAAGAGTTATCATCTTCATCCGGCCGGAAGAGAGAGACTGGAATGATGCCGTATGGATTATCATCGCCGGCAATCTTCTCTTTCCTCTTCATGGTAGGAGAGTTGACCCAAATCTCCCAACGCTCTTCATCCCAAATCTCTATTCTCTCCATAAATCTCTGAGAAGGATCTGGTATGCCGGTATCATAGATGTAGGAGATGACGAGAACACCTATCTCTTTTGGGTTGTTATCTTTAGGGAGAAATGTTAAGAATTCTCCTCGGATATCCTCAAAGAATGGCATTTCTCTACTCTCGTCATATCTTACCATTACAGCTGCGGTCTCTGAGATCTCCGATATGCGCTGTACTTTCTTCATAAAGGGTACTTGGCCCACGAAGGTGATAGGCTTCGTTATATCTCCCCATCTATCGCTATCAGCCTCTTCATTGAACTCTACTTGGACCGGCTTGCCGAATACTCCTGCTACATACTCGTCTATGATTAGCTTTGTGTAGTTAAAGGTCGGCTTGTCTTTATCTTTATAGTCATCCTCATCTTCTCCTCTATACTTCCGGATGTATCCTTCTTGGTCTCCGTTGTAGAAGTCCCAAGACTTTCCGATGAGAGAGATGTCTCTCTGCCTCTCCTTCGTAATGAGGCCGCTCATGGTCTTAGAAGCGATTTGTTCAACTATACTTTCAAATAAGTCAGCCATCTTCTCTTCCTTTAATATCCCGTTGCGGCCTGAGCCCGTATTACCGGAAATTTGTATGCGATGTAATAGCCAATTCCATCAGTTAAGTGGGTCAACATAGGAGTACTCTTCTTGTCGATCTCTCCGGCTGATCCTTCCAAAGTTCTCGCTCCTTCAAAGTCCTCTACCACGTGAGGAGCGTGTTTTCCATCTACTTGTACCCTTATGTCTCCGGACATACTTCTTACACGACTATTCACCGCATTCACTCTTTGGCGTTCTCTCGGATTGGCTCTCTTCACTTTCACCTTTACTCTCTCCTCTCCATAATGGCGAGTAAGGCTTTGTCTAATAAGATCCCAATCTGACCCTTTCACTTTAGCCGTTCCAGAGGCTCCACCCGTGGCGTCTCCATAACATATAATCTCTCCTCTGTGTTCTCCCCAATCAGAGATGAGCTTATTACATACTCTCTCGGTGTTAGAGTTTCTTGGTATGTATACTTCTCCAATAACACTCGTTATGGTTCCGCCTTCTTTCTCTGGTCTTCTTCCATCTGGCCAATCAGTCATCTCTTGTACTACCGAAGCGGTGCCCGGTGATACGTTAAAGTCGAAAGTAAAGATGAGAGGTGAATCAGGAGAGTAGTATTGACGACATGCTGATACATTAGTCTTGCGGTCGAAGTTATAATAAACTAATCCAGCAAAGACAATAAAGCTCGCCTCATACTCTTGTTGAAAAACCAACTCGTCTAAATCCTCACGAGCAGCCTCTACTTCTTCTCGCGGAAGTATGTCAGCACTGACCCAATGGTAAGCGCCCCATTCACTTTCATCTCCAAAAGTCTCCTGAGAAGTCATCGCCTTCTGATACATATCATAGTAGTGATTCCGGCCTTCTGGTACACCTATAAAATCACATCCGCCTCTCCTATCAGATAAGGCTGGCCGGATATTCTCCATCCATGCATTCGGCTTGACGTTAGCTATCTCATCTACCAAACCATAGTCCCATGGTGATCCTTCTATCCTCTCTGGTTTATCTAATCCGAGAAGATAGAGTTCAGCTCCGGT